GAAGAAAATGCTTGAGGCGAAAAAGGAGTATGAAAAGACCCCTACAAAGCGTCTCGAAAAGGAAATCGCAAGGTGCAACAACATCCAGATGGCGAAAAAGATTCAACTTAATAGTGCCTATGGTGCTATCGGTAACAACTATTTTCGTTATTATATGCTTGCGAATGCTGAAGCGATTACTCTCGGAGGTCAGTTCAGCATTCGGTGGATCGAGCGTAAAATCAATCAATACATGAACAAAGTACTAAAAACGGAGGAGAAAGACTATGTTATTGCCAGTGACACTGATTCTATTTACCTGCATATGGGTGATTTGGTCAGTAGGGTATACGAAGGTAGAGAAAAGACTACTGAGGGGATTGTTTCGTTCATTGATAAGGTGTGTCAGGTGGAACTTGAGAAGTATATTTCGAGTTCTTACGAAGCGTTGGCCTCGTACGTAAACGCATACGAACAAAAGATGTTCATGAAGCGAGAAACCATCGCTGAACGTGGTATATGGACAGCAAAGAAGAGATATATGCTGAATGCATGGGATATAGAGGGAGTTAGATTTGCAGAACCAAAGTTGAAGATGATGGGCATCGAAGCAGTCAAGTCATCTACCCCTGCACCATGTCGTAAGATGATCAAGGATGCTATCAGTATCATTATGAACGAGTCAGAGAACAATGTGCAAGAATATATCAAGAAAATGAGGACAGAGTTTCGTAATATGAACCCTGCTGACATAGCATTTCCTAGAACTTGTAACAATGTTGCAAAGTATAGGAGTCACTTGACTATCTACCAGAAAGGAACACCAATACATGTCAGAGGATCACTTTTATTCAATCATTATCTAAAAGAGAAAAATTTGTTGGGTAAATATAATGTAATCAACAACGGTGAGAAAATTAGATTTTGTTATCTAAAAAATCCGAACCCGATACGAGAGAATGTTATATCATTCATCAACGATTTCCCTGTAGAACTAGGTCTAGCACCATATATTGATTACGATTTACAGTTTGATAAGTCATTTATCGAACCACTAAAGGCGATACTAGATGCTATTGGTTGGTCAGTCGAAAAGACTGCAACCCTAGACTCTTTCTTTGTTTGATGCTATAATGTACACGACACTATTACTAAATGGAATTACCTATCGACGATAAAGAACTTGCTGTCATAGTCAACGCTCTGACTTTGGGAGGATCTTCTTCATTGTATCAAAAACTGAAACTTGTCAAAGAAGTTAGGGAAGAAAACCCTGACGGACCTTATAAAAAAATACTTAGAGAACAATACGGGATGGTAATCTAATGAGAGAACAACTAATCAGAGCACTCCTAGCACATGCACAGGGAGATATCCAAAAACATGTAGCAAATGTAGAAGTGTACCTCACTAACCCTGTGGGTATTGGTGAGCACTCTAATGTTGTCGAGGCAATAGAGGAGGAACTGAACATGATTGCTAAGTATCAGGATCAGATTGATGTTATAAACAAATACTTCAAGAAGTAATGTTTTTTGATAAGATTAGTCTGGTAACAGGTGGATTTGACCCTATACATAGTGGTCACATACAATACTTTGCAAGAGCAAAAGACCTATCAAACTACTTGGTGGTGGGTCTGAATGGTGATCCTTGGTTGAAAAGAAAGAAGGGTCAATACTTTCAGTCATGGACTGAACGTGCAGATATTATACGTCATCTTGATATGGTTGACGCTGTGATATCATGGGATGATGCTGATGACTCTGCCTGTGGTGCAATAGACAAGTGTCTTGACATCTCAGAGCAGGTCATTTTCTGTAATGGTGGTGATCGTGCCAAGGGAAACACACCAGAACTTGACAAATTCGTCAACAATGATAGAGTAAAGTTTGAGTGGGGTATCGGTGGCACCGACAAAATGAACAGTAGTTCTTGGATACTACATGGTTATTTTGAACGCCAACGTAAATTATTAGGTATTTGATTATGGACTTATTGAACGAAATCGTAAAGGAGATTGGGTCAGACTATGCAAAAATCGCATCCGATAAGGAAGATACTGAGAGATATATCGACACTGGATCGTACATTTTTAATGGACTCGTTAGTGGGTCTATTTTGGGCGGTGTTTCTAGCAATCGCATTACTGCTATTGCTGGTGAAACGTCAACTGGAAAAACTTATTTCTCACTTGCAGTCGTCAAGAATTTTTTGGATAATAATCCTAATGGTTACGTCCTTTATTTCGATACTGAGTCTGCGGTCAATAGAGAATTACTTGAGTCTAGAAGAATTGATACAAAAAGGGTCGGACATATCGAGGTTGTCACTGTAGAGGAGTTTCGTAACAAGGCACTCAAAGCGTTAGACATATATTTGGATAAACCAACAGAAGAAAGAACACCATGTCTGTTCGTGCTAGACTCATTAGGCATGCTTTCTACTGAAAAAGAAATCAAAGATGCACTAGAGGACAAGAACGTCAGAGACATGACGAAATCACAACTTGTCAAAGGTGCATTTCGTATGCTCACACTCAAATTAGGTCAAGCAAATGTCCCACTCATTGTCACAAATCATACATACGATGTCATCGGAGCTTATGTACCAACGAAAGAAATGGGGGGAGGTTCTGGACTCAAGTACGCAGCAAGTACAATCGTTTATCTCAGCAAAAAGAAAGAGAAAGATGGTAAGGAAGTCATCGGAAATATTATCAAAGCAAAGACTCATAAATCACGTTTAACAAAAGAAAATCGTGACGTAGAAGTTCGTCTGTATTATGATGAACGTGGTCTTGATCGTTACTATGGATTACTTGAGTTAGGTGAGATAGGTGGTATGTGGAAGAACGTTGCAGGACGTTATGAAATAAATGGTAAGAAACTTTATGCTAAACAGATTCTTGCTAATACTGAAGAATATTTTACAGAAGAAGTAATGCAAAAACTTGATACTATCGCAAAAGAATACTTCTCATATGGAACGAATTGAAACAACGGTTCTTCGGAATCTAATTTATAATGAAGAGTTCTCTAGAAAGGTCATACCTTTTATTCAACCTGATTACTTTGAACAGAGATCTGAGAAGATTATCTTTGAAGAGATAACTAAATTTATTGTGAAGTATGGTTCAGCGATAACCATAGAAGCATTAAATATAGAAACTGATAATCGAACAGATCTCACAGAGGCAGAAGTAAAAGAAGTTAGAGATATTAATAATTCATTAGAAGATAAACCTGCAGATTATCAGTGGTTGATGGATACTACTGAGAAGTGGTGTCGTGATCGTGCTATATACTTAGCATTAATGGAATCTATTGCGTTAGCAGATGGACAAGATGACGCTAAAGGAAGGGATGCTATTCCTACTATTCTCTCTGACGCTTTGGCTGTTTCTTTCGATAATCATGTAGGACACGATTACTTAGAAGATTACGAAGAAAGATATGAGTTATATCACAAAAAAGAAGATAAGATTGAATTCGACCTCGAATTTTTCAACAAGATTACAAAGGGTGGGATTCCAAATAAAACACTCAATATTGCTCTCGCTGGCACTGGTGTTGGTAAGTCTTTGTTTATGTGTCATGTCGCAAGCAGTGTGTTACTCCAAAACAAGAACGTATTATACATCACGCTTGAGATGGCTGAGGAGAAAATTGCTGAAAGAATTGATGCTAATCTTTTGAATGTTCCTATACAAGATATAACTGAGTTACCTAGACCAATGTTTGAAAACAAGGTAGTATCTTTATCAAAGAAAACTCAAGGTAATCTTATTATCAAGGAATATCCCACAGCATCAGCACATAGTGGTCACTTTAAGGCATTACTTAATGAACTATCATTGAAAAAATCTTTTAAACCTGATATAATATTCATAGATTACTTAAATATATGTGCATCATCACGTTACAGGGCAGGATCAAATGTTAACTCGTATTCCTATATTAAGGCGATTGCTGAAGAGCTCAGGGGTCTTGCAGTTGAAGCTAATGTACCTATCGTCTCCGCTACTCAGACGACTCGTTCTGGCTATGGTAGTAGTGATGTCGATCTTACTGATACAAGTGAATCCTTTGGTCTTCCAGCCACTGCTGATCTTATGTTTGCTCTTATATCTACTGAGGAACTGGAAACGTTAAACCAGATAATGGTCAAGCAATTAAAGAATAGATATAATGATCCAACTATCTACAAACGATTTGTAATAGGTATTGATCGTGCAAAGATGAGACTATATGATTGTGAACAGAAAGCACAAGATGATATTCTTGACAGTGGTAAAGAAGAGGAGTATAATGATGAAGATAAGGTTCCAAAAAAATCGTTCGCTGAATTTAAATTCTAATGACTAAAAAAATTGACTTTTCTAAGTACGCTATATTCGTGGATGGTGTCACATCCCATCCCAGTAAAGATTATCAATGTTTTCTTGAAAGTGTTAGTTCCCTTAACGCAAAGGGTGCCAATGTTGAGCGGCTTCTTACTGCTGCTGTTGGTATTAGTGCTGAAGGTGGTGAGTTTATGGAGATCGTTAAGAAGATGGTTTTCCAAGGTAAGCC